AGTTACTGTATCCTTGTCTCGAATATTATCAAGACGTTCAAAAAACATACTGCCATTTTCATTTTTTCTTAATCCGTAGAAAAATCTAGGAGTATCTCCTAACGAAGAATATGGATCTGTACCTACATAATAATTACTTCCACCTGCTGGCATATATCCTCCTTATGACAATTCTACGTAACTGACAACAGCATCAATGCTGCCATCTATATCACTGGTTACTTTAATACCGCCGCCCTGCGGAAGTATCAATTTCTCTCCGTTGGTTACTAATTTCAAACTGGTGTTTGGTGGTATCACTACACCTTTTGCATAGTAAGCATACGAACTACCTTCTGTTGTAATCTGCACGTCAACAATAGCGTTGTCGTATTCTGTAATGTTTGTTAAATTGCAACCGATTACCGTAACTTTAAATCCTGTAGGCACCTGTAATAGTGTCACTGGGTTAGTTCCAATTCCGCTTTCAATTGCTTGATTAAATGAGGTTGGCATTTTATTCTTTTTATCCTAGTGTTAAAACATATCTAAGTGCGATGTCGCTGGCGCCAATTTCAGAAACAGCACCAGATGAACCTGCAGGGCTTGCCCAACCAAGTCCGTCCCAAACTTCCAATGCTCGGCTTTCAGTGTTAAAGCGTGTAACGCCTACAGTTGCCGGGCTCATGTATGATGTTGGACGTTGTCCAACAGTACCAACTGGTGGGCGGAATCCGTTAGTTCCATTTATTCTAAAATATGCAGATGCACCTGTTTGCGCTAACACAGTTACAGCATTTACTGAAACGTTAGTAATGGTGTTGTCTAATATTGCAAAGTTGCCCAGTCTAACTCGGCCCGTGCCTGTTGGATCTAATACTAGATCAGTACCAGATGTTGTTGAAATAACATTGTTGGAAAATTTAATATTGCCAACATCAAGTGTGTCAGAGTTTAAGTTGTCTGCGTTAATGTTTCTAGCATATACAGTTCTCCATTGAAACGATATAGAACCTAAATCATAGGCATTATCGCTTTCAGGAATTAAACTGCTTTTGATACTGGCGTTGATTACAATGTTGTCTGTAAGCGCATCACCAATGGTAAGATTACCACCGATTGTAATATTCCCAGTAACATCTATATTTCCAGTAACTGTCAAGTTACCAGAAACTGTAGCATCGGAATACATTTTTACAGCGCCTGTGCCGCTTGGGCTAATTTCTAAATCAGCGTTGGTGCTCAGGGTAGAAATTACATTGTCTGTAATATCAATGTCATTGACCTGCAATCTTGAATGATAGATTGTAGGTTCGCCACCACTTGGTGCAAATGAAATTGTTGATAAATCGCTGGCAATAGTGTTTCCACTGACTGTGAAATGTCCTACCGTTAGAGTATTATCAACAATTAAATCTGTTGTTCTTGTGGTGCCGTTTACGTCTAGAGGATACTGGGTAAGCCCAGCTGCAGATGTTGGGGAGCCTTTGTTAACTCCAATTCGAGAGTCAACAACATTTAGATAGAGAAGATCAGTCTCAAAAGCTAGGTCTACACCACTACGGAGTAGATTTGACTTAAGGAGCTGACCGGAAATACGACCAATAGCCATGAGCTCTCCAATATACACCGTTTTACACGGATTACCAGATTTTCAGCTTGCGCTCTTTGTCGGTATACCACAGTCGGATTTTACAAAGATTTGGTCAACCTTTGCAACTAGTAGTATTTATACAGATTGGAGATTTACCCGAGCAGTAGGGTATAAACGTGACCTAGCTCTTCCATGTATGCTTGAGTAACTGTTGCACCACCGCCAGTTGCAACTCCCCATACTGTGCCATCAAAACATTCTAGATAGCTTAGATCAGTATTCCAACGAGTTATTCCTGTTTCTGGAGTATCTGGACGTTCTAACGTTGTACCGCGTGGCATTTGGAAACCAAATGTTCCTGCAATTTGCAGATACCCGTTTCCGGTGTGAGTTATTGTTGTTGGTGTTGATAATAAATTGGTTATCGTATTGTCTTTGATTGACAAGTTGTTTAACGTTATCGTACCTTCTGTTGAAGATACAATCAAATCATCGTTTGATTGTAAGGTGCTGATAGTGTTACCGCTCATAAACACTTGATTGCTAACTGTTGCGGTAATTGAAGTAAATCCATCTATGTGATTGTTATTGTTCACATAAACGCCTCTCCACTTTTTAGTAAGTGTGCCTAAATCGTATAGGTTGTTGTCTCCCGGAATTATACTTTGTGTAAAATCTGGAACCACAGTTAGGGTATCGTATGCAGTATCACCAATGGTAAAAATACCCTTGACATTGACATTTTGTTGGGCAAACAAAGAAGTGCTGACCAGCAAATTTTCATCAATATAGGTGTTACCGGTTAACTTGGTATCTCCTGTACCGTTAGGGCGCAGTTCAAAGTTTCTATCAGTGATCCTACCTCGAATGTAGTTGTCGTTGATATCTAAGCTGTTGGTTATCACATGTTCGTGTGATATAACAATGCTTGGGCCGCCTGTTGGTGTGATGTTTAACGCACCAACTAGTGTGCTGAACGAACCGTTGGTATTAATTATAACATTATTGACTCTGGCAGAAGTACCATCGACAATTACATTTGGTGCTCGTGTAGTTCCGTTAACTTGTAGAGGGTGGGTTGGAGCAGATGTTTTTACGCCAATTCGTTTGTTAGTAACATCTAAGTATAGTAAACTGGTTTCAACAGCAATATCAACTCCTGCTCTAAGCAGGTTGTCTGTTAAAAGTTGACCGCCAATTCGCCCTAGTTGACTGTCAGGTACTGGCATTGTTAATCAGCGTATCCGTGATATACTGTTACGTATACAGGATTTCCGCCGCCTCCAGTGTTTGGTACTGCTGAAGTAAATTTAACATACCATCCATCAGCATACGGTGCCGCTGGGCCTGCCAAACTTCCAGCAGTGCTTTGTTGGACTGAAAAATTAGTTGTTGAGATTTGCATAACATTTTCAACTAATACTATAATATTATTTACATTGGCTCTATAACCAGTTCCGGCAGGAACTGTAGTCAATGGCCCAAATACTGTTTCAACTCCGTTACCTGGTCCAAATGTCTGTTTTGTTATAGCTGTAGAGCTAGGAGCTCTAACAATTTGCCAGTATCCGCCAATGTATGCTTCTACACTGTCGTTATCAGTATTGTAACGGATATATCCGTTAGGTCCGTTGTGTACTCCAACTACAACATCAGGACGTTGTGCTGCTGTGCCTTTTGGCAATCGCAAAGCACCGATACCGTCCATCACATATCTTCCAGATGGTTTAGCAACTAAAGCATCATCTGAGATACTGAATTTAGAAATGTTTTTAGTTTTTAAATATTTCATACTGCTAATGTACTTACTGTTATGCTTAATAAATTTCCTGCACTTGCAACAGCAACAATAAAATCTCCGCTGTCTAAAATAATTTTTTCATCACTGAAAAATATTGTTTCGCCGGCCGGTACTAATAGTTTTGATACAATCCGATTACCATATGTCTGTGCGCTTGTATCTGCACTTTCGCCGCTTCTTACAGCATAAAGGTCAATAGTGGAAGCGTTGATTGATTCGTCAGTTGCATTTGGAGCTCCGATATTGCAGATAATAATTGTAACAATCGCATTGGTTCCACTACTTGTATATAACGTAGTTGATCCAGTGGTTGTTATTGGTGTGTTTTTGATTGCCATGTCCTATCCTTAAAATAACATACTATACAATAATGCTCTATTAGTACTTATTAATTCTCTATTTCCGTTTGGTGACGCTGTGGTGCTAGTTGTTGAGAAGTACAAACCAGTGTTACCAGTACTTGGAGTTTTGGCATACAGTTGAGAATATCCTGCAACTGTGGCAACGTTTGCTCCTTGTTGATCAATTTTTAGTGCATAATTTGTTCGAAGTTTACCTGTACCTGTGGTTCTTAGATAGGTATCTGTGTTGGTATCAAGGTTGGCAATTTCTGAATCGCTAACTTCTAAACCTTGAATAACTACTCTGTTGATAAAAAATGTGGTGTTAGGAATAGCATCTACCACAACTTGAATTTGTGTTTCAGCTACAACTGCTCCTAGATAATCTAGACCGCCACCTGTAGGAATAGCTTGTCTATCTGCAATAATTATTCGAGTGTTATCATCTCTAATCTGTCTAGCTGGTGATCCTTGAATAGCATCATCAACATATTTTTTGTTTGGTATTGCATCATCTCCAAATGCAATAACTTGTAATTCATAAGCAGTAGTGCCTGCAACATTAACTACACCAGTTCCGGTTCCAATCAATGTTAGATCGCCGCCGTCGGTATCGGTGTCAGTTAATATACTTCTTAATCTTAAAGCAGTATTGTTAAAATTATACGGATCATTACCCGTCTTGTTTAATAAATTCCAGCTGCCGTCTGTTTCGTCATATAATAAAAACGCATCGTCTGCAACACTTGACGGACCTCTGTCAATTTGGATTCCGGAATAACGTAACGTTACTCCGGGTCCAGTTTCACCATCATTTAAAATAATGATGTTGTCTTTAATCTGTAATTGTTCGGTTGAAACAGTTAAGTTGGTACCTTGTACTACAAGATTACCAGTGATGATTGTTTGACCAACACCGGCTCCAGTATCGAGCTTGATAGTAGCCCCGATCTTAGATTTAATATTATAGTCGCCGTTGACCTGTATTACCTGTCCCATACTGATTCCTTAAATTACATGTTTGTTGTAAATGCTGTTAATACAATGTAGTCTGCTGATGAATCGTTTTCTAGATACCATGTATACTTGGCTTCGTCGTGGTTAGTAGACGCTGCTGAATCTTCACTGCGTTGGAAACCATTTGATAGAACAGGGCTTGATGGAAAACCATAAGCAATTCTACGTGTTAATTTACGGATTGGAACTAGGTTAGCATCTGACAAACCTGTTGTAGAACCTTGGATTCTAATTTCGCCGTTAGCATTTGGTTGTGTGTCAACTGTTGTACCAACTTGGAATGCACCCCAGTGAGTAACTGTAACTCCAGAAGCTCCTGCTGTAGCTGCTGCTGAGATAGTAGCAGTTGTAGCACTGTCAAGACTTTGAATAATCGCTCCTGCTGGAATGCCAGGGCCGCTGATCTCGTCACCAACTGTAACTTCAACTTGATCGCTCATAGAGCTAATAGTTGTGCTACCGTTGACTGTTGTACATGTGAAACTTTCAATCTTTGCTACAACGTATGATTGAGCACCACGTTGTTTGATTAGCACATAATTTGTAGCTAATGAACCACCAAAGTATCCTTCTACTGTAATACCTGCTAATGTGTTTGTTGATAAACCTGGTAAGCCAAGTACTTGCGTACCTCTTACATCTTTCTTTAATGGACGTCCCATTTTGATTCTCCTTAATATGACGTTCTAGGTCTACGGGGATGGTTACCCCATAAGTCTTGCCCTATGCAAGGTCTTTCATAGACATTGTATTTATCAACGTGCTAACATTGCCATCAGTCCAATTTTTTCAACCATAGCAATAACCCTGTCAATTTCGTCTAATTCGTGCTGGGCTTTTTCTAAGTAGGTTCTGCTGTGTGTTTGCCTATACCTGATGCCTGCTATAGAAAAATTCTGTATGTGCCGTTCTATAACGTGTTCTATATGATCAACATCGTGTGTAAACATCGGAAAGCGTTTACGCCATACTCCGTACTGTTTACGCAAATCTGAAAAGTTTCGGTTGAAGTCTATCTCCATACCGATATTTAAGCCAAACAAAAAGGACCCGAAGGTCCTTTTTGAGTTTGTTACTGTGAACTTTACTGATTAAGCAAATTTCAAGTTAGCAGTTGTAACACCAACTTTGCCTAGATAGTCACCAGCATTACCTAAAGATGATGCTGTGTTTGTCAACTCAACATAACCATAACGTGTCATAAATGATACGACTGGTTCGAAAGTTGTTGGATCTAGAACAACACCGCTTGACATCAATGGGATGTATGGGCAGTAGAATGCTGCTGCGTCAGACTCGCTAGAGCCTTTGTAACCAACTAATACGTCATCGCTTGTAGCGTAGCCGTTAACATAAATCTTCATTGCGCTATTCAATGTTCCAACAAACTTAGTGTTTGTAGGAGCTTCGAATGTACCTTCTGTTGTTCTTGCGAACGCAGAAGTTGTAGCACTTTGTAGAAGTGTTAAAGTTGTTGGGCTAACAACTGCCCAGTTACCAGCACCACGACGTGTACGCTGTGCAATCAAGTTTGCAACACGGTTGATTTGAACAGCTAAAGCAGCGTGTTCGTCACCAACGAATGTAGCAGTACCAGAAACAGTGTTTTGGTCGTATGTTAATACTGTTGTTGCTAAGTTAGATAAAGAAGAAAGAACTTCTTGATCGATTTCAGCAGTAATTTCTTGCGCTAATGCAGCCATAATTTCTGCTTCGATGTCAATGCCTTGTTGGGCTTGTGCATCTTGAGCAGCTTCAAACGTCCAGCGAGCTGACAATTTACGTGTCTTAGCTTCAACTGTTTGTTTCAAGATTTGAATGCTTAATCTGTTACCAGCTACGCCTTCTAAAGCTGCTGTAGTAGCTGCCTTAGCTGTTGCTGCTGCACCAGAATATCCTTCTGCAATCTTGAATGGGCTTAGTGCTTCTTCACCAGCTGTAGTATCAGTGTTACCAGCACTTGTATCGTTAAATGTATCTGCATAACGAACACGTAGTGTGTGGATCTGACCAACTGGACCAGTCATTGGCTGTACGCCAACTAATTCATTAGCGATGACCGTAGGCATCACACGTCTGATCACTGGAAGGATCACACGATTTAGGGTTGCAACGTTACCGGACGAAGTTGCGCCAGCTGTGGCAGACTCAGACAAATACTTGCGGGTATTTTCGAGAGTTGTTGCCATCACTGTACGCTTAGTACCTGAAAGCCCTTCTAAAAGAGCGTCTTTGGTTTCCGACCAGCGTGACTCGAGTAATTGTGACATTATAGTTCTCCTTAAACTTTTAGTCCCGCAAGCCTGCGGATGTCAAATATCTCAGCAGTTTTTTCTTCACTGCTGATTGTTTGTGCCTGATTCTTATCGCCTGTAATTTCTTTGCCTTCGGTTAGTGCTTTTTTAATTGGTGTACCACCGTTCATTACTGCCGGTAGATACTTGTCATACGCTGAGCGTAATTTCTCAGTTTGTACTGATTCTAATAGCTCGCCCATTACTGAACGCTTGTCACCACTTAACGGACCTAACAATTCGCCCATAACTTCTTTGCGAACAGCTTGACCCTTAGCAACACGTAATTCGATTTCTTTGCTTTCTATTAGTTTTTGTGTTTCTGCAACAATCTTTGCCGCTTCTTCTAATTCTTGTTCTTTAACTTTAACTACTTTTAATAGTTTTGCAGTTTCAGATTTTTCATTCAGATGACTTGCAGCATATTCGCTTGAGAAGCTTTCAAAAATTCTACGACCAAAGTCATTTTTACGAGCTGCTTCAATGTCTTCACGCAACTGAGTCATTTCAGATTTAAGTCCTTTGGAGACTGTTTCTTCGATGATGTTTGCTGAACGTGCAATAAAATCTTTTCTAATAGACTCAAATTTAGCTTTGCTATCACGTACTAAACGTACTTTAGTTTCTGCTAAGTCTTTCTTATCAGCATGGAATTCTGCGATTTCTTTCGCTAGAGCATCCACGATAAATGATTCATATTTTGCAACATTGTTTGCAACTGCTTTGCGATCTTCGTGTAATTCAGCTAGTTCTTTTTTCAAATTGTTCAACACAAATGATTCTAATACTTTCGCATCTTCTTTCATTTTTGTTGCATATTTGGCTCTAGCTTCGATTAGGCCCTGACGGTCTTCTGCAAGTTCGCCTAGTTCCGCTTGTAAGCGATCCATTAGCATTCCTTCAACAGCTTCAACCATTGCACCTTTATCGTGCTCATATTTCTGAGCAAATTCTTCACGTAGTTCTGCAGTAACTTGATCACGGTTTTCTTGAATCCTGCCATTCCAAGCGGTTTCAATCTCCGATTTGATGTCTTCGGAAATCACATTGTTTTCAAACAATTGTTTAACGATGTCTAGCATGTGATTCTCCTAGTTAGTTGAGTTTAGAGATAATTCTCTTTAAACTCTCTGCTATGTACTTCTGTGCCTTTGGGTCGCCTTGGACTTGTTGTGCTACTTGAAATGCCTTGTAACCGCCTGTGTTATTCATTAAATGTTCATATACTGGTGTTGGATACGCACCCGGTGCGCTTGGTTGTGCTACTACATCAACCGTAATAATTTCAAAATCTCGAACATTGCCGCTGCCGTCTACTTCTCCAGATCCTCTGGAGCTAACACCTAATTTTACTCCCGACTCCAACATGGTCTGAATTAACTGACCCATTGGAGTTGGTAGTACTTTAAGTTTTCCGTAGCCGTTAGGACCATCCATCCACATCTTGGTTATCATGTGACTCACACGATCAAGATTGATTTTTAAATCTGTCGGGTGATCTACTTCACCTAGTACAGAGTAACCGCCAGCGATCTGCTCGTTAAGCGTTTTGACAGCCTTGCCAATTTCTTGAGAAGAATAAACACGTTGGTTTGCATTACGGATGTCTCCCTGAATGCAAATCCCGTTGAGATGCAACGACTTCTTGCCGTTGCTTCCTTCTTCGCTCTCCAAGACAATCTTAGCCTGGTCGAAACTCAAATGTTCACTAAGAGAAAGTTTTTTCACCGTTAACAGTCCTATTACCTACGACCACGGAAAAGGCTTTGCTTGTTGTCTGGTGATTCTTTTGCACCAGCTTTCTCAGCACCGTGTCCTGGCTCTTTCTTGCTAAAAGCATTACCTGCTTTACCGCCTGGGACATTGATGTTGCCAGCATTATCTTCTTTTGCTGAAGTGTCGCTTAGTGCAGAACCTTTAATAGTTCCACCTGCACCTACACCACCAGCTTCTGCGCCGTTACGACCGCTTAAAATATTAGCAGTTGTACCGCCCATATCATTCTTACCTGCTACGATAGATTTAGTGTTTTTCTCACCGTCTTTGCTGTTAGCACCAGTACCTGCACCTACGTTACCGCCAGGAGCTGCACCTTTCTTTTCTGCGCCGTGTCCAGCTGGAACCTTTTCTACGTACTCACGTACGGTAGCTAGGTCAAATTCTTCTTCTTTAGCAAATGGGTTTCCACCTTCATCGTCACCCATTTCGTCTCCGTGCTCGTCGCCTTCAACGCCTTTTAGTTCGTCAAATTTAGCTTGTAGTTCGTCAACAATAGAGTCTAGGTCTTGGAATAGTTCTTCTTCAGACTTTTCTTCGCCTTCTTCTGCTTCTGGATCAATTTCGCCAGCTAGATCATCAGTTGGATCGCTGTCATCTAAATCCATTTCGTCGTCACCTTCATAGGCAACTTCATCAAAGTTTTCTTCAACTTTTTCGTCGTCTTCATCTTCTTCAGAAGCTTCTTCGACTTCTTCGTCATCTTCATCATCAGCAATTTCAGATTCAATTAAATTTTCATAAATTTCACGTGAAGCTGAAACTACATATTCGTGGAAAAGCTCTTCGGCTTTAGCTTGGTTGTCGTTCACAAGTTGCTCTAGCATCTGTGACAATAAGGTTTTATCTGCCATGTTATATTCTCCTTTGGATTGTTAAGGCTGTAGTATATTTAACACTAGTGTTACAAACTGGGGTTAAATGGTACTTTTTTGATTGGTTTCTCCTGCATATATAGTGTCAGGAAATATACCCTGGAACTCTTCTACAGACATATGACCAACGTTGGGCATAGCCCCCAGTTTATCGGGAACTATATTTCCTTTTTCTATTACTCTGTGGAATCTAGTAGATCTAAATTCCTGTACTACTCGCTCAGTTTGATTGAGCCAATTACCGTAAAAGGTTGCTACATCACTGCTTTTTTTATAGTTAAACGTGTCTGCATACACGTTGTTGAGCTTTCCGCCGACCCCCTGGTAGTCAAACCCTAAGATGTAAACATCTTTGTGTCCCCGACTACAGGCCAGCCATAATGCTGTAGGGCCACTGCTCCAACCTTTGTGAGGGTTGAATAAGTTCAAGTGATCTTTTGATACAATACCTTTATTTGGATTGGACCATACTTCGTGCTCTTTGTTGTACCCTGCTGAAATGATTTCGTTAACCATTTTAACATCAACTGCTACTAGAGCGTCGGGTGCAAATTCTCTGTAGAGTGCGTTACAGCCGTAGGTTGATCCTAGTTTTCGCAAGGGTTCTAGAGCAATAGGTAATCTACTGCGACCGTTACCTAGGACAAAGGCTATGTTATTGGGCGGGTTCTGCTTCAACTGGGGCTGCATACATTTGTTGGATAAAGCCCAGTTCTGATTTTTCTTCTGCTTCGTGCGCTTCAGATTGTAATCGTAGTTTATTAATTTGACGCAGCGTTAGACGAATCTTTCGTGTGTCACCTTTTTTAACCACAGAACTATCATTGCTGCTGTCGTATCTACGATCATCAGACATTCCGTTAGAACTATCGTTAAAATAAAAAAATTCGTTTAGAAGCATACTTGTATTTATACTGGGCTAGGTTATTGGGCTGGTGCTGCTTCTTCGCCGGCATCGGCTCCGGGCTCTGCTTCTGCTGCCATATCTTCTGGTGCTTCTGCAGCTTGACCTGACATATCTGCAGACATGCCACTTGGTGAAATACCTGCAGAGCGTAGTTCTGCGCCTGCATCCATAGCAGGTTGTAGTTGAGCACCATTTTCTTCTCTCCACAATTTTTCGTTTTCTTTGATCTCATCTTCTGATAATCCTAGGAAACGTTTTAATGCAAATCTCTTACTGAGATGTGGAATTTGAGAAATTGTTCCATATGTTGCTGCACGAGCCGTATCAAGTTCTGATTGACGATAAGCAGCAAAGTTTTGTGGTTGATTAAATTTAAGTTCAAATAAACTTGAATCAATATTAATACCTTGATCGTTAAGCCACAGTTTAAATTCTAAATCAAATGTCTCAACAATCATTGCCTGTAGACGCTTACAGTATTCGTTGAAGCGTAATTCTTGAATATATGCTGTTCCTACTTTTCCATCTGAAACTGTATTAGGTTGCTCGTCAATTGACGTTGGCAAGTAACTACTTGGAATACGTAAGGCACGGAATAACTTGTTGGTAAAATAACGTAAGTCTGTAATTTCACCTAAGTTAGTACCGCCTGGTAGTGTTTCAACTTTTGATCCACGGCCTTCTGCTGTCTGTGGAAAGAAGTAATCTTCGTTAACACTTAGAGGATTATAACTAGCGTCTATGACGTTTGCTCCACCGCCTGTGGCTGATGGAATACGTCTTTGTTGGATTTCGTTTTTAACACGTTCAACAAAGCTCATCGCCATATGCGCTGGCATATTTCCAACGTCTACATAGAAAATGCGTCTTTCTGGAGCACGTTGTATACGATAGATAATGATAGCATCTTCAAGCAATTCTTTCTGCTTGTAGACTTTGAATACTGATTCTAATAGACTGTTGCCAAATGGATAGTTGTTATCTAACCCTTCGCTTAGGCTGATATGAACTACGTGTTTAGCATCTACTGTAATTTCATTAATTTGGTTACCAAATCTAGAACCGGGTGTGTTGGCTGTTGCTCCAACTACTCCGCGACCAAATCCACCACCTGTGGTATAACTTGCTGTTCCGCTAGGCGCAGTGTTTGATGTTCCGTGTGGAGTGGTTGCTATTAAGTTTGTAAAATTAAAGTTAACGTCTTTGACCACATACTGCTCAGGAATCTTGCCTTCGCTTTCGTTAACAATAATTTTTGTAACTTTGATTGCATCAACGTATAACCATTTTTTAGTTTCTGGATCTCGAATAAAAAAGCAATCACCGTATTTGAATGTATTTCGAACGATACGGAAAATACGTGTTTCAAATTGTTGTTGCTTAGACCATTTTTGTAATGCATCTTTTAGGATCTTAACTTCGGTTGCTGTTGGGCTTCCTCTAAAGGAAGTTTGAAATGGTGTTGAGTTTTCTTTGTCTTTTTGTGTACAGAATTCTGTTAGGATGTCCAACGCCGCGTTAACTTCACTGTCGCTGTCCATTGTGTCATATTGTTGATAACGATCAATACGATTTGGTGCACCTGCGTACACATCAGGCAAGTAGCTTGAATAGTTTGCTTTGGCTGGGCCTGGACGTCCACGTCCTCCCATAGGACTGTAAGTTCCTGATTGGTTGCTAACGTCAACTGGTGTGAAATGTTTTTTCCAACTCATAATTTTGTATTATCCAATAACAGAATTAACCAACTCCAGAATATAGATCGTTACTTAGTTGTCCAAGTTTGGTTACTTGAACGGCACCAAGCTCTTGGTGGGTTTTACTGATTTTAATTAACTGGTCCATCTTAGTATTTAAGCTAGCCAACAAACTCGAAGGTGAATCTTGAGTTGCTGCAGGTGTTGTAGATCCAGGATTAGTTGTTCCTGCATTTGCGTCAAAGGGGACTCCTTTGTTAATTGCTTCTTTTGCTCGTTTTTCTGCGTCTGCTTTTTGAACAGCTTCATTTTCTATAGTTTTTCTTCCAGTTTCAGATGAAGCAACATTTGATGCTGGATTTTGAATTAATGCACTTTTCTGTTGGGCTGCAAAACCAGTTAATAGTTGGGTAGGGTCATCATAATTTAATTGCGCACTTTTATTAAGAGCATCTTCGGTTTTCTTATTAGCTGATTCTACACCGCCGGCATGTTTGTTTTTCATGTCAACAAGTTTCTGATCAATTTTTGCAGAAGCTTCGCTGCGTTTCTTTTCCTTCTCTTCAGACGAACGTTCTTTAATTTTTTCAGCTCTATCTTCGTCTCTGGCTTTTTCTTTATCGTCTAGTTCTTTTACACGTTGTTCTCGAAGGTCGGCTCTTGCTTTTGCTTCGTCATCTGATAACCCTCCAAGCATTGGCGGAAGTTTTGATCGTAAGTTATCAATGAATCCCATTATATGCATCCCAAAGCGTTCTAAGTTGTCTTTAAGAGCATCCCATGCAGAACTTAAGGTAAATCCTTTATCATATAATAATTTAAATATTCCAATTAACGCAATTACTGGTAACACAATTGCTAGAATAGGGGCAGCCGCTGCCCACGCCGCTGCTGCAAGTCCTCCAACCCCTAATGCAGCAGCCATTGTTGCTGCTGTTTGTAACCATCCCGCTACTGTCGAAGCTGCAACATATAAACCCCAACCAATTAATGCAGTACCTAAACCTAATAGTATCGGTGTTAAGTTATCTGCAATAAAATTAGCAACTGCTTTCATTACTGGGTATACATACTCTTCAATTACTGCACCGGCCGATTGTAGTGCAGGCCATACATAGTCACGAACAACGCTTGCCAAATCTTGAAACATTGGCACAACATCAGCCATAATATATCCGGCAACTGTTAAAAATGCAGGATATAATGTGTCATTGATAAAACCACCTAGCCACGCAAACGCTGGTTGTATACTGTCAATTAAAAGCCCACCAACTGCTGTAACAACAGTACCAAAAATTTCAAATGCCGGAACAATATATTTCATTACAACATCAGCAGCAAAACTAAATGCGTCCATTAATAAATTAAGAAGTCCGCTGTTTGCTAATACCATTTGGAAACTGTTACTAACAGCCGCAATATTCTGTTTGGCTTTTTCCATTGCGGCGGCTTGCGATTTGGCTGCTTGCTCTTGCGCAGTCAATGCTTTTTCTTTACCGTCAATGTCACGCTTGGCTAACTCTGCCATACCAACATACGCATTGCCCATTTGTCCTTGATTGTACATGGCTTGAGATTGCATTTCGCTAGACTTGGATGCTATTTTTGCTTCTTTAACTCCATTTTTATAAATTTGATCATAGCTGTCTTGAGATACTTTAACTCCGGCCTTAACAGCATTACCTTGGGCAATAACACTTTGCGCTAGTCCAGGCATAGAGTTGTTTAACATGATACCAGCTTCACTGGTAATATTACCAGTGGCGATCATTTCTTTGACAGCTTCTTGTTGTTCTTTAGGAAAACTGCTGACAAAGTTATTCATCATCTTGGCTTGATCAGCATCAAGGTTAGCAATGGCCGCACGGAATTGAGAATCTTTTAATCTAGCAGCTTGTTCATCTTCAAGAGCCTTTCTACTTTGTCCAGTAATTTTAGCCAGTCCGTCTAATTCTTTTAGATATTGTCCTGCACCTAGTGCTAGTTCTTTAGTAGACTTACCTTGTAATGCTCCGCTGGCTCCGTATGTTTTTAAATAGGTTGCCATACCTTCGTTGACCTGTTCGGTGGTCATACCAAGGCCGTATAGCTGGTTTCCAATACCACTGGTTCTAATTTCTTTAGACATGTTGGCAAATCGTTTAGCACCTTCCTCAGTGGTTCCGCCTAAGGTCATCAATGCTTCGCCATTCCTAGCAATTAGCCCGCCAAACTTTTCCATTGTCATACCAGCACCACTGGCAGCAGCGGCAAAATTATTCATGCTTCCGCCAAATGTAGCACCAGATGCAGTAGCAGATTGATATGATCCGAGAACTTTATCAGCTGCTGCTGCTACTGCTGAAAATATTCCGCCTAGTACTGGAATTCCAGAAAATACAGAAGCTGCACCGCTAAATGAATCACCAGCATTAGCAAATGCATTAATTAAACTTGTTGTTTGAGATCCTAGAGCAAAGAATGCACCTGTAGCCATTTGCACAGGCCTAATCATCGCTCCTATAGTTTTACCAAATAAGGCTGCAGAAGAAGCACCTCCTCCACCTTTTCCGCCGGCTGCTCCGCCACTGCCGCCGCCAGCATCACCAGCATT